ACACGCGTCTCATGTCGGCCTCGAGCTGGTCGGGGCATTCGACGAGCAGGTGTACGAGCGTCAGGAGTTTGGGTCCATGTGTTCGAACAGCCCGGTCATGAACTCGCTCATTCGAGTTCCTGTGATCCGACCGTCCTGGTCTCGCAATTGTTCTTTGACGGCCTGATACTGGGTTTCGCCGAGCAGGGTCTTGATAAACGGGACAACCTTCAGCGCGTTGCCGTCAGGGTCAGCCTGCAGGTCGTACAGGGTTTCCATCAGCTCCCAGTCATCCAGTCGGGAGGGGTCGATGTCGACGTCGACGCCCATGACCTGCACGTGGCGCACCTTGCCGCGAGGCGGCTTGTGACCCTGCGGGGTCTTGGCGGCGCGCGGCTTGGCTGTTGAGGCTTTAGTTTTGGCGGTGTCTGTCATGCCTGGTCCTCCTGCGTTTCGACGGCGGCCTATTCCGCTGCGGCGATTCCGATGTATTCGATGCTGGTGACGCCGTCGCCCAGTCGGGTGTCGGCGTTGGCGGCCATGGTCACGTCGTAGCCGACCACGTCGGTGCTGTGGAACTGGCGGTCGCCGAATTCGCTGCGCGAGGCGTTGCCGATGACGATGCGGTCCTTCTTGTCGCCGGTCATGATGACCTCGATGACGATGCTCAACGCTTCTCCGGACGGCATCTTGTGCTTGATGGTGAGCTGACCGTCCTCGCCTTCGATCGCGTCGCTGCCGTAACGGATCTTCGCGGATTCGGCGCGCAGCGCCTCGATGAGGACGAACTGGTAGCTTTCCGCGTAGCTGCTGATCATCTTCATGACGGTGTTGCCGCCCATGTCCTTGACCTCGGTGGTCTCGGTCTCGGTCGTGTTGGTCACGCCGTCCTCGCCGACGAATCCGCCGAGCTTGAACGCGGGGTCAAGCTCGGTGTCGGAGTCGGCGGGCAGCGTGGTGCCGTACGGCGCCCACCACAGGTAGCCGCTGACCTTGGTCTTGGCGATGGTCACGTTCTGAGGGTTGTTGGTTTCCCCTGCCATGGTTCATGTCCTTTCACTGGGATGTTTGGATGGTCGGCTGGATGAGGATCTGGTATCGGGGACGCCCGTCTGGCATGGGCATGTGGCTCATGCCGGTGATGTCGATGTCGGCGACCATGGACAGTTCGCACATGCGTTTCAGACGCGGCAGTACGATGCGGTTCGCGGTCTCCGACGCCATCCACCTGGTTTCGGCCCACACCTGGACGGCGATGAGCGGGCTGCGCGTGAACCGCCGGTCGACGGTGTCGCCGACGAGCTCGACGGTGATGCAGCGGATCGGGTTCGATGCCGTGGATTCGGCCGGCACGTCGAACGAGACCGGCCATCGTGACAGGTTCTCGTCCTGTTCGAGCCATTGTTTGACGAGCAGTTCGGGGTTCATCGGCCGCCTCCCAATGCCTTGGCGAGCGTGTTGTGCTTCGCGTTGTGCGCGATGACCCCGATGTCGCCGTCGCCGGTGGTGGCTAGGGCGACCTGTCCAATGTCGGTGTCCCTGGCCGGCTGCCATGCGAAACCGGCGTGTTCCGGGTGCTCGCATTCGCCGGCGGCGATGCTGTTGGCGCGTTCGGCGATGCCTTTCGCCTCCGCGTTTATCGCGTCGGTGAGCTCCTGGCTGCGGCGCAATGCGGTGAATCCGGGATAGTTGAGCTTCACCCTGGATCTTCCCATTTCGTTCTATCCTCTCGTATCGGTGACCTCGGCCTGCAGGTTCCACCGGGTCGGCTTCAGTCCCCCGTCGTACGGATGCGGGTCGCCGATCACCTCGTACTCCGCGTCGTCGATGCGCACATGCGCGCCGCGCAGACTTTTCATGCCGACGGTGTACGAGCGCGGCAGGTGCAGGGTGAACGCGACCGTCACGCCGTCGGGCCGTGTGGAGTCGGTCGCGTTCGACTGGGATCCGGGGGCGACAAGCACGTCATCGACAGTCTCCTCGGCCGGCGTGGTGACCGGCCGTCCGGTCGGATCCTTGTCGCCGGTCGGCTCATACCGGATGATGGTGATCGTCCGACCGTTCATGGGCTTGTCCTTCCGGAGCTCATGTCGTACGCCCATGCGGTTCCATCACCGCCGAGCGATTCCTTCTCCGATTGCGTCAGGTACAGGTCGCCCATCGGGTTCGTGTAGCTCCATGTTTCGGCGTACGGGCCGGCGGTCTGGCTGTGCTGGCTGACGCCGGCCGTGTCGTCTCCGGCGAGCATGGCGCGTTTGACGATGGCGCAGCAGACCCGTTCTCGGGTTAACTCGCTCGCCTTCTCCCAGTTTGGGCATGTGGAGCGGATCAGGTCCGACGCGTCGGCGAGCAGCGCCTCGGCCTTCTCCCGTTCGTCTCCGGTGAGCGCGTGCCATCGCCGTTCGAGGTCAGCGACCATGGCGAACGGCTTTTCCGGTTCCGGCTGTCCGCCGGAACCGGATGGTCCGTCCGAGGATCCGCCGGACAGGTTGATGCTCCCGTTCGGGTATCCGTCCGTGATCATGATGGCCCCGTTCAGCTTGCGTTGAGCACGCCGCCGGAGCGCAGGCTGGCGAGCAATGCGTTGACCGTCGCGATCGCGGCTGGCGCGTCATCACCGCCCACGTCGGGCACGGCGGCGCACTTCGTGAAGCTCGTGCCGTCAGCGCCGGCGGGACCCTGCGGTCCGGTGTCGCCCTTGTCGCCCTTGTCTCCGGCTGGCCCCTGTGGACCTGTGTCCCCCTTGTCGCCCTTGGCGCCTGCTGCCCCATCGGCGCCTTTGAGGTTCGTGAAGGCGAGCTTCAGGACGCCGTCCGCGACGCTAGCGGTGCAGGACGGGGTGCCGGTGTTGTCGTCGACGGTGACCTGCACGGACGTGATCGCGGAGTCGCCGTCTCCGGTGAACGGGGTGCCGTCGGGGTTGACCAGGCGGACCGGCGCGTCCAACGGTCCTGGCTTCTTCTTTTTGCCGGGCTTCTGCACGACGAGGGTCTGTACCGGGTATCCCATCATTCACCCGCTTCCTTGAGCACGGCGATGCCCTTGGGGTCGAGGATCGCGTAGCTGTAGACGGCTTCGGTGCGGTAGGCGATCTGGTTGTACGCCTTCAGATCCTTGCCGGTCTGGTCGGGGTCGCCGTAGGCGATGATCTCGCTCCAGATGTCGCGCACCATGCCCCACTTGATCAGGCTGAAGTCGCCGAGGAACGCGAGCACCTTGGTGTCCGGGGTGATCAGGCGCCCGTTGACGGTGCCGCTGGTGGCGGCGGGGATGCCGTCCAGGTTGCCGACCTGCAGGCTGATCGGGATCTCCGGATACAGGCGCATGCCGGTGGCCGGGACGCGCAGCTTGCGCAGGCGCGCCGCCCACGTCTTGCTCATGGCGATGCCGTTGATGTCGTACTCGTCGGACACGGCCTCGGCGAGCGCGTCGATGTCCTCGACGTCGTCGCCGCTGGCGGTGACCTGCACGGCGGACGTGGACAGGGCGGTGAACCCGTCGAGCGTGGTCTTGGGCTTGGGGTTGAACGCGTGGTAGATCACGTAGTCGAGCACGCGGCCCAACGCCTTGGCCTGGTCGGCCTGGATGTTCTGGATGATCTCGAGCTGGTTGTCCTCGTCGGCCCATTTGAGCTCGCTGGTGACGCGCGTGGTGGTCTGCACCTTGAACCGCTTGCCGACCACGGAGGTGAGTGTCTCTTCGTAGCTGCTCTTCTGCGCGCCCTCGGCCACGACCTCGGCCTCGCTGCTGCCGTTGAACACCATGTAGTCCTTGTCGAGGAACAGCTGGGGTTCGGCCGGGGACAGTGCGGCGATGGTGCTGGTGTCCTTGGCCTTCTTGGTGATCTCGGTGGCCACGGAGACGGGGAGCTTGATCTTGGTGGTGTCCATTGTCATGATGGGTGTCCTTTCGTATTGTCATTCGTTGCCGAGGAGGCGATGGAGGTATGAGCGGCGTTCGCTGTCGGCGTCCCCGCCTTCCGGCTGTCGTTCGGCTCCGTGCACCTGCGGGGCCTTGGGCTTGGGGTGGAGGACCGCGTCGAGCTGTTCGGCGTGCGCCTGGATCTCATCGAGCGTCGTGCCACGCAGGAGCTCGGCGGGCACTCCGGTCTTCTTGGAGACCTCCGCCTTCCATGCGGCCTGCTGTTTCTCGGCCTTGTAGGCGGCGTTCTCCTTCTCCAGCGCGTTGATGCGTCTGGCGGTCTTCTCGGCCTCGCTCATCTGGGATTCCTTGAGCTTTTCCAGCTCGTCGGCGGCCATCTTGTTGTCCTTGGCGCGCTTCTCCCACTCGCGCGAGTGCTTGACGGCGTCCTTGTATTTGGCCTCCCAGTCGACCGGCTCGTCATTGCCGCCGGCATCTCCGCCGTTGTTTTCCGGCGGATTGTCGATGAGGCGGATGCGGCGCATAAGCATGGCGTTGCGGTGCATGATGGTTCCTCCTTGATGGTTGATGGGGCCCGTTCCGGGCATAAAAAAGCGCCGTCCGTGCGGACGGCCTGATCGTGGTGGGTGCTGGATTCGAACCAGCGAAGGCAGTGCCGGCCGCTTTACAGGCGGCTCCGTTTGACCGCTCCGGCAACCCACCGAAAAGTGGTAGAATCGGATGTGTAAGCGTCCCCGTTGTCGCCCATGCGTGACTTCCGGGACGCTTACTTCATACGTATGAGCCTTTGGTCCTTGGTGAGCACGTAGACCATGCCGTCATGGAATCTTCGGCTTCGTTCCACGTATTCGGCAAGCTGCTCGTCGCTCAGATTCACGCTTTCCGAATTGTCGATGATGAGTCTGGTGCAGTCACGCTTGTGCGAGGCGCTGCCCAGATACCCATCAACGGTGCGGAACGACTTTGATGTGCCCACAGTCTTGATTTCGATGCCTCCGGCCCAATCGGCAAGGCCGACGCGCTCCGTATCACCGGTTTCGGGGTCGGACACTATCGCGTAGTCAAGCTGGAACGCCGGAACGATCCCGTGCCTCCGGAGTCGTTCGGCTGTGCGTATCTCCTGCGGACGCGCTCGTTCGGTCTCCTCGCGCAGCTCCTCCGACGCGAACGTGATGGCGGGCTCGGTCCCGTCATACAGCCACTGGCGGTCGCGCCAGCGCATCTCGGCGAGGATCTGTTTGGTCTTCCACTCGTCGAACGTGTCGGCATCGCCGCCGGAGTCCTCGGCGTGCTCCGCGTATCTGAGCCATCGTTCGCGGGTCAGCAGGTCGCCTATCGTGTCGGCGCATTCCCTGTATCGGCGTCGCATACCTTCCGGGTCGTAGCCTTTGATGCGGGTCTCGCCCCATGAGCTGACGATCTGGCAGTCGTCGTTCCTGTGGTACCGGTTGTCGCGTCCGCCGGCCTTCTCCTCGCTCCAGTACACGTAGCCACGTGAGGCGAGCATGATGCAGAACTCGCAGGTCGGTCCCCTGGGCACACGCGCCCAGCGTGGTTCGCTCGGATCCTTCTGGGCTGTGAACCGTTGGGTCAGCCTGGCGGTCTGGTTGACCACGTCCTTGGCCAGGGTCATCCATTCCCCGTCCCCGTAGTCCTTGGTCTTCTCGGCCCACAGGTCGTCGATGGTCAGACCGCCGCGCGCCCGGCCGTTGATCACGTCGGTGTACTTCAAACCGACGTTGCCGGTGCTGTTGTATCCGCCGACCGCCTGCCAGAACGCGCGGTCCGATGTGACCGTTGCCTCCCGGTAGGCGGGCAGTTCGACGCCAGCGGCCTCCGCCCATGAGGAGCGCACCTGCCGGTAGTAGTCGAGGGTGAGCCTGTTGGCCTGCCTGGCATACCGGTCGAGCATGGCGCGCGCGTTCGCCAACGGGTCGCCGTCGTCGTACGTGGCGTTGGCGACCATGGTCTGCGCCTCACGCGCGAGGCTGCTCATCGCGTCCGCGTAGTCGTCCCACAGGTCGTTCAGGTGGGTCTGGAACGCCTCGCGCTGCTCGTCGTTCAACCCGTCAAGCGGCAGGTCCGCCTTCTCCCGTTCCGGCATCGGTCCGCTCCTCCTCCGGGCTGGCGTTCACGCGCAGTTGCGCGCGAAGCTGGTCGACGGCCTGTTCGGCGCGCTTGTCGCGCTCGTATTCGCGTTGCGCCTTGATCTCCTCGACGCTCAGCCCGGCCTTCATCAGGCCGATGTCGCTGTCCGCGAAGTTCGGGTTCACTCCGGCGATCTTGGCGTAGTAGTCGGCGCGCGCCGCGTCACTGGTCTCCCTGGTGGGCGACCATATCGCGCGCAAACCTTCCCATTCCTTCGGGTCGACGCCCTTGTACGTCAATGCGAGTCCCATCGCGTCCTTCAGCGCGCGGCCGAAACGCCGGTTCTGCCGGTCGGCGGTGCGGCTGAGCTTGCGTTCGGCCTCGGCCATCGCCTCGGCCGATGCGGGATTGTCCATCGTGATGCCCAGGTCGTTGACCGGAATGTCGGTCTCGGCGCTGACCATGAGCGCGATCGTGCGCAGCATCTCGGAATGCGGCTGCATGCTGGCCTGCTGTAGCTGCTGCATGGTCGGCTTCTGCCCGTTCTTGTCGGAGGGCAGACCGTTGATGACGCTGACGATGCTGCTCCACGTGTCGGCGCTGAACTGGTTGCGGTTCGCTCCCAGGAACCAGATGCGCGGCGCCGAATAGAACTCGGCGGTCGCCTCCATGCGCACCATCGTGCGCAGCCCGAAATCAGTGAGCGCCATGAGCGTGCGGCTGACCCTGCTGGAGCCGAACGGACGGTTCAGCTGGGCGTCGAACACGAACGGTACGACGCTGGGACGATCCAGGTGCGTGAGAATCGGCTCGCACCGCCATGCCGCGGACCCCGCCTTTCGTTCGACCTCGTACACGACGCCGGGCAGCCACGCCTGGAAGCTGATGATCCGACCGTCCCCGTCCTTGTCGGTGATGGTCAGCGCGGCACTGACCCGGCGGCGCCGCCGGTCCCACAACGCGGCGCTCCAATCCGCCGAACGGGGGATCATGAGGATCCGCTCGGGATCGTCGGGGTCGGCGTACACGGTGATGAAGCTGCACCCGTGCGTGTAGCAGGAGACGATGGCCTGCGACACCTCCACGTCCAGCTCGTTGTCCTCCACAATCCCATCGACCATGCCGGCCACGCCTTCGGGCGCGTCGAACCCTTCGAACACGCTCAGGTCGGCGAGCGCGCGCACGCTTTTGTTGCACCAGCCGATCATGGGTTTGGCCATGTCGCGCATGGAGTCAGGGATGCTGTAGGAGATGCCCTTGTACTTGTAGTGGGATTGGTAGTACAGGGAGCGGACGAGGTTCTTCGGGTAGCGTTTGCGCCAGGTTTTCATGAGTTCCCTGACGGTGGCGAGGTGGTCGTCGGGCATGCCGTCGATGCGGTGGATGCCGGCGCTCTCGACGGCGAGGTAGGAGTCCTGTGAGTGGTCCACTAGTACCATGCCTCCTGTTGTCTGGTGGGGTCACGCTGCGAGGTCATGGCCCCGTGCAGGGCGAGGGTGCAGGCGACGAACGGGCTGATGTCGGTGTCGTCGTCGGGACGGTTCCATCCGAACATGCCGCTTTTGCCGATGGGTCTGATGGTGGCCTTGCGTACGGCATGCCAGAGCTGGTGCTGGCCGTCCTCGGGCAGGTGGGTGAGGGTGCCGTCGCGCAGCATGTCCTGCAGTCGTCCGCAGGCGCGGCCCATGTCGGTGCTGCGGGTGACGGTGACCTGGATGCCGGCGTTGTTCAGTTCTGGCAGCAGGGATGTGGCCGGGCTCTGTTCGTCGATGACGACGGCCGATGCGTTGTCCCATGCCTTGGCGAGCAGGTTGACGGCCCACATGGTTCCGTCGCGTCTGGTGTCCCGGTATTCGGCGAGTTCGATGTGGGCGGTGTCGTCCTCGTAGCGCATGCAGGCGCCGATGGTCAGCCTGGTGCGTTCGGGGTTCATGTCCAGGCCGAACGCGGGCAGGCCGCCGGCACGTCTGCGGTCGACGGTGGCCTCGTCCCATTTGGTCTGGTCGATGGCCGCGGTGGTGGAGTGTTCGTCCCAGATGCCGAGCGCCTCGCGTCGGAAGTCGTCCTCGGTCAGCTGGTCGTGCAGTTCGCCGATCGCCTCGTCGCTCGTGTGCGTCGGATACGAGGGGTTGGCCTTCCTCCATTGTTCGCGGTCGAGCGGGTCGGCGTCCCTGTCGGCGCTGAACTCCACGTAGAGCACGCTGTGCGCGCGGCCTGCGAGCGCCTGCGTGCGTTGGCGGGTGAAGCTCTCCCCCATGTCGCGTGGGCCCGGCGGGGTGCCCATGTAGAAGGTCTGGGGGTTCCATGCGCGGTTCTGCGTGGGCAGCATGCTTGCCTTCGCGGCGTCGGACAGGATCTGAGCCTCGTCGATGACCAGCAGGCCGATGTTCTTGAAGCCGCGCAGGGCGCCGCGTTCGCGGGCGCGGAAGAAGATGCGGCTGCCGTTGCGGAACCGGATCTCCTCCTTGCCGGCCGCCAGGCTGAACCCGTGCTCGGGGTCGACGAGCGTGCTCATCTCGGGTCTGGCCGCGCGCGAGCACATGTCCTCGAACGTGTCGTGCAGGACGCTGAAGTGCTGCGCGGTCCACACGATGCGGATGCGGGGGATCGTGGCGGCCCGGTGGATTGCGATCCATTCGACGTCGTAGGTCTTGCCGGTCTGTCTGGGGATGCTCATGACCACGTTGCGCGCCGCCCACATGCCCTCGTCGGTCGACGCCAGGGCGATGCGGTTGATCTGCCGCTGCCAGGCGTCCATCATGTCGCCGGCGGCGTTGGCGAGCGCGTTCAGGCTCGGCTCCTGCGTGCTGTGGCAGCCCTCGGGGACCACGAGCCTGGCAGCGCCGTCCACCGTGAGCATCGCGTCACCCCTCGTCCAGCATCTCGTCGTCCACATCCAACGCCCTGGCCACGGGATTGTCCGTGTCCTCGGCCTTGTCGATCGCATCGATCTCGCGGGCGATGTCCATCAGCCGCTTCGACAGGCTCGCCAGGTCGCGTGACTGCACGCGCCCGGAATCCAGGTCGTCGGCGATCCGGTTGCGCAACGCGACCAATAGGCGCCGCCTGTCCCCGGAATTCGCCGCGTTCCTTATCGTCCGCACCGTCCTTCCGGCCCCGCCGGAGGATTTCTGAGATCGGTTCGAAGCCATGCGCCGCACCCCTTGTCCTGTGGAAAACGATCCGGGGGTAAAACAGCCCTTTGCCCGAGGTGGCACCGACTGGTACGGGCCGGGTGGTCTCCCCTGGGTCAGAACCATCCGGACGATCTGACAGGCTGTTCCGTCATCGCGTCCCTGTGCGGCTGTGCCCCTTGTTTGATGAGCTCATGGACCTTGCGTCTGGCCCATGCGAGGCTGTGCGTGCTCTTGACGCGGTTGCACCAGCGGTGCGCCGGACCTTGGTTGTCCATGCTCATGGTGCCGCCGTGCTTGAGCGGGATCGTCTCGTCCACGACGAACCCGTACGGGTCGGAGGACGGCAGCGAGTAGTCGATCGGCCGGCCGCAGATGTAGCAGGGCAGGCCACGCGATTCCCACCGCCGACGCTGCTGGTCACGCCGCCACCCGTTGGCCCTTCTCGGGTTACTCCTGGCACTCATCGTCGAACACCTTGCGGAACGCTATGCAACCCTTGTCGAGCAGTCGTTCGAATCGTTCGGCGTCGAACATGGCGCACTCGCCCGGCTCCCCTGACAGCGGGACGGGCACGCTCATCGTCGCAAGCTGCCGGTCGGCGTTGTCGGTGATACGCAGTCTGATGGTGGGCGGCATCATAAACCTCCCTCAATATGCGAAAGCCCCGCAACAAGGCGGGGCCGTTATCAGGATTTACTTCTGCGTTTTCGTGCCTCACGAAGCCGTTTACGCTTCTCGATCGCCATCGGCTGCTGATAGACATAGTCGATCACCGAATCAAGAAAACCGAGAATATCCTCGGCATCCTCCTCGTTGACTTCCACGTTTAAATCCCCATGAGCCATGTCATTGCCGAGATGTCTTATCTCGTGGGCTTCATCACGAAGCTGATCCGTGACAATGCCTTGTTCGGCCATCTCATCGATTTTATCGGACAAATAACCTTTGGTAATGCCCTTATCTTTGGCGATAGCCTCAATGGTCGTTCTCGCAAGCAATACCGCGGCACGATTCGCGTTAATGAAGAAGCACGAATAAGCTTCGGAAGCCGCTGAAGCAATGTCCGTAGGCACGTCCTCATACTCCTTCCCCATCCCCTTCACCGGATACCAGTCCACATCAGCGTCCGGCCCGTTCGCATACCATTCAACGGCCGCACGAAGATTCTCGAAGGTACGGTCACTGTCGACATATCGAGCATTAGGCCTGTTCGCATATGCGACCATCAGATGCTCTATGTCATTCACTTCGATTCGCCCGAGAGAGGCGAACCCGCATTCGTCGCACGTGTACATGGCAAACCATGTCGAAGGGCCGTCTCCGCCATAAGGGACGATGGACGCTCGGCCTTGTAGGGTCATATGCGATTGGTTAGAGCAGTGCCAGCAGATTCTTGATGCCATAGGCCAAGTCTACCGCCACGCGCCCATGGAGCGGATGGTGCGACGTGCCTCACGTTTTTTGAGCGCGAAATGTGTAGTGGTGCCTCATCGGGAATGAGCGCGAAACCGGGTTGGTCTGTTTGGCTGGTCTCATGGAAGACA